ATGTATACCGCTATGATCACAATTAAATTATATCTACGATGCGACAATAAAGAAAAGAAATCCGGTTATGTCTGGGTGAAGTTCTATGTCAAGAGGGAGAAGGTAAATTTCACAACAAAGATCCCATGTGAATTGAAACATTGGAATGAAAAATCAAGTCGAATAAGTGTCTCCGACAAAGAGGCATCGGATAAAAATTTGATTATTGAAAATATATTAGCCAGGATAAACGGGGTAATTGTAAAATATAGGCTTAGAAATAAAATCCTAACCCGTGCCGGATTTCTTCGGTCATACAACAGGCCTGATGATTTTGATAGCTTTTATGATTTTTACGAGGATATGAGAAAGAAATCATCTCGTCAAATTGAATCCGGAACAATGCAAACGCACATAAGTACTTTCAAAAAACTGAAAGAATATGCTCCTGACTTGCATTTTGATGATATCACGTTAGATTTTATTGTTGAGTATTACACAAATCTTAGAAAAACACTCAAGAATAATGAGAATACAGCTTATAAGAATATGTCAACTATCCGCAAGTATGTAAATGCAGCTTACAAAGCGGGATACATGGATGAAAATCCGTTTGATGATTTCAGCATTAAGCGGACAAAGGCGAATTACACTTACCTGGAAGAAGAAGAACTTCAGGCATTACTCAAGCAGTATAGAGTAGGGGATTTGGAATTGAAATTGTATAAGACTTTACAGGTATTTTTGTTTATGTGCTTTGGTAGCCAACACATAGGTGATGCAAAGAAGATGAAACTGGAGCAATTCAATGAAAACTCATTTACGTATTATCGTATAAAAACCCGAAACAGTAAGCCTGAACCGATAATAGTGCCTATAAGTAAGCCTTTCAAAAATCTTGTACGAGATATAGTTGGTCATCGGAAACAGGGGCTAATATTTGAAAATCTTCCGGCAGATCAAACCATGAATGGATATTTGAAAACAATTGCTAAACTGGCAGGAATAGATAAAAAAATAACGCATAAAACCGGCAGGCATACATTTGCTACATTTCATCTATCAGAAAACGGCGATCTAAATTCACTCAGAGATATACTTGGCCATTCAGATATCAGGGAAACACTTATTTATGCACACGTTCTAGATCGAAATAAACAGCGAGGTATGGAGTGTTTTAATAAATTCAAAGTATAGCTATGAATCTGAAAATAGCCGGACTTTCGAACTTTCGAACTAAAACAAAACATCCCCGACTTATCGCAAGCCAGGGATGTGAATAGAACCAACATTAAAAAAAGTCATCTAGCAAAAATACTTTTAAACAGTGATACAAATTTAGGTATAATCTTCTCCCATATAAAGGACAGGCATTTATACCACCTAAATTGTATTGAGACTAGCAGAAACGCTGAAATTAAGACCAATACCCACCATAAATTAATTCTTTTTTCTGTCGATTTATTCCTGGAAGATAGTTCCTGTTTTAGAAAGGCAATACTATCGCTTTTCGATTTCAGTTGTTTAGTCAGATTTGTGACTATATCATTTTGCTTTATCTGATTATATTTAACCTCACCATTCTCCTGGGTATTCTTAGTGCCAGACTCTACATTATTTATGTTGAGTTCCGACGCCAGTGGAGGTGTCCCGGTTTTTGGATCCACTGGCTTAGAAGTATCATATGTCTTTAATTGCGAGGTGTAGCCTTTCTTCCAAACTTCGAATAACTGCAGGGCTTTTATGCTTGTAGAGTCAATTGATGTCCGCGTATGATCCGCGCTCTGATTTGATTCGGATAGGGCTATCTCTTTTGATACACCCGATTCACTACTAACATTCGATTTTACATCCGATTTAGTCGTTTTCGTAACGGAACAACTCACCAGAATAACCAAAGTCAACATAACGAATCCCAATTGCCACATTCGTTGTGTTTCATGGATGATTAGATCAATATTCTTGGGATTTGATCTGAACCTTTCATAGCGTGCCATACACGCCAGGAAATTGCGCCAAAGCGTATTCTTTTTTATTATTCGTTTCATAACCACCTGCTTACTTTATAAATTTGACTTTTTAATCTACGCTTACGATAAACACCATCTCCCTCTCTGGATCCGGCTTCATTGGTATTTCCTTCTACGGTAATGGCTACGCTTCCGGATTTCCATTCGTCTACAAATCCGACATGTGCTATTCGCTTTTTTGATGGGAAATAAATACCGAATACATCTGCCGGCTCTGGAGAAATATTCTTCTTTGATCCACGCATATAAACTATATTCTTACCCTGAAACCAATTCGGTGCATATCCGCTTACAACGGCTTTTATTCCTGCAGTTCGATAGGTCCATGTAATGAAAGCAGCACACCAGGGATTTCCCTTTTTTAAATGGCATGAAGCCAGGTATGTTTCAACCCGAACGCCATCGTTATGGCCGGTTAGTTCTCGAACCCCTATTTCGCGACGAAAAATTGATGTTACTAATTGGCTACTAGTGTTCTCGCTAAAAATGCTAATACAGCTAGTAAGAAGAAAAAGACTGAGTAAGATAGTTTTAATTTTTCCCATGGTGTTATGTTATTAAAGTCAGTTTTCATGTCGTTTATTAAGTGCCGGTAGAAATTTCCAAATATCAATCGGAAGGCAAACCAAGCGACTGCTAGATAAATGAAAAATTGGATCACTGCAAATATCGGTACCTGGAAAATACCAGCATCGAATGTGGCAGCCGTAGGGTCGAACCAACGGAGCACCGTGATGCTGACGGAGAAAACCAATATAGCTGCCGGAACTGTGATAAAATGGTGACGTTTTTTAAAAAAACTCACGAGTGTCGCCCAAATAGCGAGAAGGAAAGAAAGAAATGTTTTCATATTATTTTATTTTAAAAATTTAGTAATAGATAGTACTTTTTCGGAGTTAAATCCTAAAACAATAACGATTGCAATAACAATGATCCATAGCCAATAAGCATGTTCGGAAAAAAACATGACTACCTTTAGCTTTGAAAATTTGGCATCAGTTTCAGTTTTCAATGCCTCTATTTGTTGATCGGTAGCAGCTTTATTGGCTTTTATTGCCGCTAAAATCTCATCGAGTTTATTGTCTACGTTAATTGCCATAATTGTAATTGCTTTTGCAGTTGGACCTTTTACACCTTGCAAAAGTTCCTTCGTTGTTTTTTCGAATTCTTCTCCCATAACTTCATTATTTTTGGATCAGAAAAGGCTTGAATTTCGCAGTAAAGGAAATTGGCAAGCTATATTTTAATAATAAAGCCGGATCAATAAGAACCAGGGAAATATCCTTTTCTGTCAATAGATTATTATTGTGTTTTTCTAACAATTTTTCATGTTCAGATTGCTCTTTTTCAGACAATAAAGATTTTGCAAATCGGAAATCAAATGTTTTCAACTTTTCTTCCAATTCTTCTTCAGATATTTTCAATTTTGGTTTTTCGGAAGAAATATCCTCAGAAACAGGATCATCCGGCTTAATCTGTTCTAAAAATTCTTTCCTTTTTTCTTCGGCAAGTTTCCACGCTTTCTCTTCCAAACCTTTAAGACGCTTACCGATCAGCTTATCAATTTTATCGACCTCTTTTTGCAAAATTTCGGCGTTATCTAACAATGCCAGCTGAACACTAACATTATCGATCTTATGATCTTCGCAACCTTGTAATAGCTGCAGAACTTGATCATACAAATTTCTAATTACTACTAATTTAAATTTCATACATTACTTTTTTAAGCTGGTACACAATCTTTGTATTTATCAAAAAGAAGGATATAATTTTCAGCATTTACGCGCTGATCTCCGCTTGCGAAATACTTCGTGAACAATAATTCTTCGCTGGTTTCAGGAGTAGGAACCGGAGGAGGAACTGAACCGTCGGTGCGTGGCCAAACTCCATCTGCATCTGAAACGTGAAAATTCTCAGGTTCGATCATCGTTTTAAGACCCTTGTCGAAACAGTCCTTGTTCAAGTATGTTTCGACTGTGAAGTCAATAGATTTACATTTGTAATCTATTGCTATAATTTTGCTTACTATTATGTAAGCCGTTTTTGATACTACTCCGTTGCCGAAGTCAATTAATTTAGTTAGTGCCATAATTTTGTTGTTTTTAAATTTAGAATTAATTAATTATTTAATATCCAATTGCTATATAGCAGGCAGCATTAGATCCTTTATTATACTCTGTCGCATAAAATGAAGAGGTTGTGATACTTGTTGCTGTGATTGCTTCCGTATAATTGTTTGCTATATTCGTACACGATATAGAGCAACAGGCATTCGGGAAAGGTGTTACAAAATAAACTGTAGAATTTGTATTAAATCTGCCCCATTGTATTATCAAACCACTACTAAATTTTTGATAACCCCCCGTTCCAATATAATGACCGGCATCATAGTTTGATGGAGCGTAAGTGCCTATATTTGCTGCTGTAATTACCGTGCCGCCGACTGCTGCATTCATGGCAGCGGAAGTTACTATCTCAGCTCTGGTATTTGCTAAAGTTTTCTTTCTCATATACCCATCTCCAGTATCATAAATATACGAAGCTGCTGCACTCGATTCATCGCCCCTACTTGAATTTATATAGGATCCCAAAATGTAATTTCCATAAATATGTCCATTTGAATTTCTCATTACCACTGTATTTGCAGTGGCTGACATATCAGTGGTAAAACCATTAAGAAATGACGCATTACCAGCATTGTAGGCATAAGCGACATACAGGTCATCCGACGTTCTCCAGCCACCCCGGTAGTTGTCGTAGAGCCGATATGAGTTGTCAATGTAGTTAGTACCCTCACCCCGGTGTGTGGCATAGTCGTGGGTATGTGAAGTCAATGAATAGTTGGATGGGGTGAAATTCCCATCATGCCAAACTTTTCTCCATGAAGAAAATCCCGAACCGCTCGACCACCAACCTCGAAACCATATATTGTCTGAACTGTATCCACCATATATTTGCATTCCTGTATCTATACCTTTTGCAACTATTAATTGTCCATAGCCCGATGGACAATTTGATGGAGTAGATTCTGCATTATAAAACCCTGACGTCAAAATAGAGTTAAAGTCTGTTGTGTATCTTGAACCATCTTGCTTCGTTACGGCATCATTTGCGTGACCAGAAGTGTTTGCGTAATTAACACTAAAATTCGACGGGTTGTAGACATACATATCGCCAGCACTATTTCCTCCCCATAGCCAAGTTGGTTGACCGCCCTGTCCACTCCAGTGAAATGCCATAGGAGTGTTGTCATTGACTACCCGATTGGCATAGCCGGCGTATAAACTATTTGCATTGCCGGTTAATCCAGCACCAGAACCAATAAAATTACTGGCAGAAATTGGGGAGTTAAATGCGCAATTCGTTCCATCACTGCAAAAGCCTTTCATTACTCCGAAATCATCGCCAGTGCCGGAATAAAATCCGCTCCCTTCCATTGCGTAATGTGAACCGTCTGTCAGTATTGACCCTTGACCATTTTTGTACAGTATCGAAAATTCAGAACCTCCCGGCATTGACCATCCACCGTAATATGTGAAGCCATAACTACCCCCATTTGCCATCCAAGAACCATTAAATGCGTATGTGTGAGTGTGCCCAACAGTCGCAGCAAAATTGGTATAGTTATATTCTGTTAGAAGCTCATACGCTGTACCGTAACTTGTAGAATCACTATTCTGCGTTGAAATATAAGCACGTGGAGTGCCATTGCGCTGGAAATGCAAAGCACACATAGCTTTCACATCGCTACCTGCATAACCATTAATCCACAGTGTATCAGACCAAGTACCGGCAGCTGCTGTCATTGCTACTTTAACGCCAACATTAATATTAAAATATACTTGTGGGTTACTTTGATAACCTCCTGCGTAACATGTTGGTAAATAGGTTGCATAACCTGCGTAACCTGCATTATTTGCATAGTTCACACTTTGACTTCCAATATTACCCGAATGAATAACAGTACTACCATTAACGTAAGCTGCTCCACTTCTAATTTCAAAATCTGGTGTTATATTCATGAATGAACCACCTGCCATGCTTGATGCTGCTATACCAGTTTTGAATTTGAAACTAGAGCCTGCATTATCAACTCCAAATCCCATACATTCTGCTCCGTTAGTATCGTAGTCAATAAAAGCCCCGTAACCGGCAGTACCGGAATTTAATCTTACTGCTGCTTTATTATAAGGGAAATACTGTGTACCTGTCATAGTACCACCTGATAGCGGTAAATAACTATTCAATGCTGAACTTGTAATATATCCTAATCCCGTCCAAGGAGTTTCGGTAATCCCATACCCCGCAAGTGTTATTGGCTTGCTTCCTATTTCAGACCAAGAATAGCTGGGCTTGTTAGCTGCTAATGCCCAAGCGTAAACCGATGGTATTGTTGGTTTATTGGTTAGCGAATTATAATTACCATCAAACAGGCTTGGTAATCCGGATAACTCAGAATATGAATAGCTAGGCTTCGTAGTTGCTAATGCCCACCCGGGAACAACCGGTATTGACGGTTTATTCGTCAGAGAAGCATAATTACCATCAAACAAGGTTGGTAATCCAGATAACTCAGAATATGAATAGCTTGGTTTTGTTGAAGCCAATGCCCAGGCGGGAACAACCGGGATAGATGGTTTATTAGTAAGAGAAGCATAATTACCATCAAACAAGGTTGGTAATCCGGATAACTCAGAATATGAATAACTAGGCTTCGTAGTTGCTAATGCCCAGGCAGGAACAACCGGTATTGACGGCTTATTCGTAAGAGAAGCATAATTACCATCAAACAGGCTTGGTAATCCGGATAACTCAGAATATGAATAGCTCGGCTTAGTCGAAGCTAATGCCCACCCGGGAACAGCTGGGATAGCTGGTTTATTAGTAAGAGAATTATAGTTTCCATCAAATAAGGTTGGAAGACCTGTAATTTCTGAATAAGTATAGCTGGGTTTTTCCGGCCGCATGGCCCAGGCAGGAACCGCTGAAGTTGGCATAAAATCCAGGTCATTTTCAAACTGGGACAATGCTGTTTTTTTATTTCGATCCAAAGTCATACGCTTCCATCAATAGGATCCCCAGGTTTCCCAGGTAGAACCGGTAAATACTTGTTTAAATTGAAATACATTTACAGTATAGGTTGTGAGTGTCGGAGCATTTTTCATCCAGATAATTCCTGCAGGCCAGGTAATGTTAGGAAGTGAAGCGCCTATCCGGAACAGAATGGCACTTTCATTCACTTTACCCGAGATCGGATCCGGCATCAGGATCGTGAATGTATTTGTCCCAGTCAAGATACCGGCATAGCTTTCCGTTCTATTTTTCAATGCAACATTGCTTCCGGATACAGCTACCACCTCACTATCGTAAGCAGCTGCAGGAACTAATGCCGGGAAGAATTTTCCTGTTTGAGAATCAATATTTTCAGATTTGATCATTACCCCATCCGATGTGCTGTATTCGGCCATCCGGATAGCGCGTACAGCATAAATACTGTCTTTACTTGAAGTTCCGTCTCCGTATGCATTCAATTTTACATATACAGCATCACTTCCCGACTCCGTAGAACTCCAGTAACCTGCAGGGTTTACACTACCCAGGAATCCTGTTAATGCACCGATCCTATTCATTGCAGATAATTTGGCCAATTCGTCTTGTGAGGGTAAATATCCGTCGGTAAATCCTCCTACATTATAATTCTTTGCCACTTCAGTAGCATAAATTAATGTAGCTCCAGGGTTTGTATTGGCTTCCAGAAATGCCAATATCTCAGTGGTATTATTTCTACCTTCTCCCAGATCCGGCAATGTAGTTGCGATTGTTTTAAATCGCCAAAACGGACTATCGAAAACTGATTTGAAAGACCAGACGCAAGAGGTAGCATCTTCAAGAGCTACAATCAGTACCTTCGTTTTTCCAACTTCATAACCAGACTGACCAGGCTCTAAAATATGGAATATCTTTCCGCCTCCAAAGGCCTCACCAAGCGTTGGATTTCCTCCGGAAACGACTTCATTAACCGGTATAACTGATAATGGTATTTTTCCATTTGTTTTTTCAACGTAAGCGGTTAAATCCGGAAGTTCTTCCAAATCCGAATACTTATGGTTGTGGTTTTTAGGCGACTTATCTCTTAAAGCTATGAAAACAGCAGCACCTGACACCGGATTGCTGCTCCCTTCCTGAATAGACTGATCGGTCGTAATAGGTTGGCCGGATCCGCGGATCCATTTCGAATCAGTCGAATCCCAGATAGCTTCAAATGAATCTGATCCGGTCCCCGCGTCGATAGTAGCATAATCTCCATCATTACCCATTTGTATAGCTGCTATCAATGCATCAATACTCACATGTTTACCGCGCCAATGCTCATTTAGCGCAGAAAGTTTTTGCTTTTCAAGCAGCGTGTATTTTTCCGGAGTCAGACCTTCTCCGGGTGATGCTAATTGATATGGAGACAGATCCTGTGTGGCTGCAGCAATAATTTCTTCCTTAGTCGAATTTCCTAATTTCTCGGAATTGTCCACTACTCCGGAGTTATTCGTGTCATAAACCGATTTATTCATAGTGTCTAATCCACCTTCACCAGCATCTTCAGTAATGACTTCGTAGAAAGCCAAAACGTAATATGGACCACGGTTTTCGTGAGCTTGGTTACCACCTGTCTTTCCGGTACCAGATGTGTATCTAGCACTTCCACCAGCCGACTCCATATCTTGACTACCTCCAGCATGAACAGACGTTTCATCTGTAGTATGAGAGTGCTCTGGCATTTCATCTACAGTCAACTGAACCGATGCTTTACCACCCGTATTCCCTATAGCACCATAGTTTTCCGTCGTATCATCAGCGTGAACTGGAGTAGCCGGTTTACGTGGATCCAAACCTATAATAGATACACCGCGCAAGTCGGCTACTTTTCCGTAACCTGGCACATCCGTTCCGTCGCAAAAGTGAGTACCTTCAGGGGCTTCATCAAAGTAACCATGAAATGATCTTATCTCTCCTTTTTTGAAAGTGGCATTCTTACCATTGTAACCAGGTGCACCTTTTTGAGCAAGTACCCAGTCAGCTTCACTCTTTACCGGATCATCGGTCGTTGTAGCCAGATAAGACTGATAAGCAGATTTATATATCCCAATATAACCGGCATCTATTTCAGAACCATTGGACATGGACATTATAAAATGTCCATCTAAATTGACATGCGCCGAAACTGGATATAGACTTACTGTACCGGTCTTTACTTCTGAAATAAATTCAACTATTCTGCCTAAATTTGTCCAGAACTCTTCACCGGTAGCCGGATTTTCAATCATTACCCGCTCTCCACCGGTTAAAGCTCCGACGAATTGATTGAAATCTTCAGAAAATTCTTTCTTTGCCATAATTTTACACTAAAATATTAGCTCCATCAGTTGTTATATCACTACCATCGCTGGACGTTAGTATATTGTAATCAATTTCATCGGTTACTGGCGAGAAAAATTCACCTGCATCCTGCAATTCTATTTTCAAATTCACGCTGATCGGGTCGCCCATGGTGGAAGCTATCAGCGTTGTGTCGGTAGTCACGTTGCAAGCATATTCACGCCCATAAGTGACAAAAAGAACCGACTTGCTGCTGAGCATATCCATTAAAAAAAATCGCTCATTGGCAGTTTTATATCCAGATTCGGCCGTGAAAATATTGCCGATTGATTTTCGGCTGGTAGTAGACACAAAATCATTGACGATCGCATCGAATTGATTAATCTTCGTGGCTTCTCCAATAGCTGGAGTAAAATTCACCACATTGTGAAGCGATATCTTTTCCCAAACTCCCCACGAATTTTTGAACTTAAGCTGAAAATCGGTCGGAGTTTCAGCCTGGGTAATCACAATGCTGCACGACCAGCCGGCAACGGTTACAATGCGAAATGCAGAAACCAGTTTATTGATGGATCCGACAAGTTGCAGTCGTAAAGCCGAAAAATCAATAAACTGCAATGTTTCTTCTATATCGGCCGTATGATCTTTACTCATCACAATGGTGTCATCCACTTTAATATCGAATTTGAGCCCCTTGGCGTAATAATACAAAGGCATCAACTCATTCTCCGGTATGGCAATAGTAAAAGAGTTAGTCCTGGTAGTCAGAAAAAAATTAGTAGTTGAATCTTTCAATTTCCAACTGAAAATGTTGGAATTATTCCCGGCCAACATGCGAACCAGCAGTTTGCTAATTCCACCACCAAAAATTGTCAATATAGGAATGTTATCAGGAGTATGTTCTGCCGATCCGGATTCAACTCCAGCATCATCTACCATAACTATTTTTGCGCGGGTCACGCCGGCAGTATTTTTCATACTCGAAAAAATAGAAGCTACATCTACCCATGCCCATTCCGAAATACTGGATATCATACCGTCATATTCCAATACGTCAAGATTAGATCCCGTATATATACGATATCGAGCCGACTGGATATCACCGGTCCAAAATCCCATCATAATAGGATTACCGGCCAGACAATATCCGTTATCGGTTGGAAGAAGTATTTTATATAGTGGCGTTGGCATTATAAGCTAGTTAGTATTCTTTTTGCATAGCGATTATTCACAACGATTACCTCTTCAGAGAACAGGTTGAAAAAATCATTCCGTTCCTGACTCGGATAATTCAAAAAATCAATGAATCTTTCCATCGACAACGACTGATTGTCTTTATAATTCCGAAACAAAACAAGCGCTGCACTCATATTTTCAATTTGAGCTGCAGCTACCGGAATGTTATGTGTTTCTTTTAAAAGCATACACAAAAATAGATTTACTATCTGCTTGAGTAAAGGACAAACTTAAGAGTTGTCAAATCGGGCAAGCAGCAGGATTATAAATCCTGGATCCGGTTGCATCAACCTGCAGGTCCGCGTAATCGGCAGATATTTTACCCAAAAACGCAGTTACCCGTGCCTTATAATCAGTAATCGATAGCTTCATAAGACTATCGGCCGTCAACACCACATAACTCACACCGCCGTAGCTGAATGCCGGGAGAAGTGAGATCGATGTTTCTTCCGTTTTAATTCCATTCACATATTTGCCGATCGTAATCGATACAGCTCGCTGAAATCCTGAATTTGAGTATGCCATTCTGTTAGTTTTTGATGTAATAATTAGCGTGGGTATCACCAAGCGGAGTAATGGACAAAACAGTAACCGACAATATAGTTAACGAGCCATAAGGATGCGTATAGACAATACCAGACTGTTTAGTCCCGTAAGGAATAGTCAGATAAATTGATTCATTAGAGCCGTTGCTAAACACAACTTTAACCTGTACGGAAATATCAGAAGTCACGTTATCAGTAGATCCTACATAAACAGACGTAGAATTTGCGCGGGTTGCACTAATAAATATATCTTTCAGATTGACATCTAATCCGTTCAACTCACACATATATCCGCCCCAAACGCCGATATATTGTGTCCGGCTATTGAACGATCGCAACGTTCTGAACGTGACCGTTTGCGTTCCCTTTATTCCGAGCGGCTGGCTAATGTTTTCAATCATCACTTTTTGTCCCTGCAGGAGTTTTGGAACATGAATACGCATCTGATCCAATAATTTAGGCTCTATATTCATTTCAAGTGGTTTCAAAGCCACGTTGCTGTTAAGCCTGAAATCCTTGTAATACTTGTATAAATTATTAATCACAGTCAAATCCGGATCGGCCGAAGCATGAAATAACCGGTAACTTGTTTTATATTTCAAAGCCACATTACTCGTATTGACAGACGTCAGCCAATTGGCATTATCCATATACATGTATTGAATAAGTGTCGACGGTTTTGGATCCGCCGATGAACTTGCCTTCTTATCTACCTGAAATTGGGTGTTTAGCTGTATTATTTCAGCTCCCTGCAGCATGGATAAATCAGCATGAAGTAAATTTCCTGTTACGCCGGTGGCCGAGAACTGATCAGCGATTGTTACGGCACTCATCAATTCTATTTCAATAGCAGTCGTTTTTTCGTCACTAGTAGTGGTGGAAGTATCCGATTTATCCTTTATTTTAAGTGCCGTGAATTCCGTTTTATCAATTTCAGCCCGGGCACAGGCGAATTCCGATAGATCCACGTCAGCAGGTTGATTAATAGTCGAATCAAAAAGAACGAAAGTCGCTTTCCGCTGAACATTATCCACAATAAACTTACCGGCAAAACGCGTTTCGAACTCCGAGATAAATTCCTTTATCTTCACATCCGGAACCAGCTGTTTAAACTTAAGCGTACCGGTAAAAATGGCATCTGCCACATTATTATATACCAGTACTTGCGATAAATTGAAATTCTCAACAATCGTATCTAAGCTACTCATGTCAACAGTATATCCGTATTTATCAAAAATAAACCCGATCATATACCTGAGTTTCAAAAATGGTGTCATGCCATATCCTTTTCCAACAGTAATAGCCACACTATTTATAACCAGTGTTTGTTGAAACTCACCTTCAAATGTATCCAGGTAATCCGTAGCTCCTGCCGAAAAATTAAGAATATGTTGATAGCGCTCAAATCCATTCAGAATAAATAATCCGGTAATATCCGTAATTTTATAACTTCCATCCGCTTGAAGCTTATTCATTTTATACGTAAATTCCTGCGTAGTCAATACCGGCGCAATTCCAAATATTGCATCTGTTGTGGGATTTAGATATTCGCTTTTCAGCAGAGCAACCAGGTAACCCACCCGGTCATCGTCCGTCACTGTATCAAAGTCGGGATGCTTGATTACAGGCCATGCCAAACTTCCAAGTTGAGCATCTCCAACCCGGCTATAAAAATCACCGGTGGCAAAGTAAAGTGTGCAGCTGATCCCAGATTCGGACGATGGCGATGACAGTATGCCCAGGTTACAATTACGGACAAAAAGGTCATCACTTACCGTCACGTCAATATCTGTAAGCGGTTTAAACGATGCATCTATTCGATCGCTCCAACCAACAAGTTTCAAATTAGTTGGAGTAGGAGGCAATGTAATAGGTGCTGTTTGCTCGCCGGCCGAAGATAGCAATACATTATAGCGGGCCAGCTGGGCAGCAAAATTAGCCGGCAAATCAAATTCACCGGTTGCAGTTAGTAATCTCATGTCAATGATCCTTTCTTTAAAGATTTATCACGCAATTCCATTTTAGCTTCCAGTTCAGAAAGTACAATAGGCGCTTTAACACCATTATCAATTAGATATTGAAGAAAAGCAATCATTCTATCAAGTGCAATCAACATAGCTGTATTATCAGCATTCCCTGCAGTAGAATTACCGGAAGCAGATACTCCATTATCTATTGATGAATAATTCCCATCAGCGCGCTGGCTTACACGGTGCTGTTTAATAGCACTAAGCACATAAGGTGCATTCATCCGGATATTTCGGAGCGTAGGATTATCGATGATCAATTCATCCCCACGCTCGCCCATGAGCGTAGGAGCTGATACAATACCTGTCCTGGCAACTCCCCGGTAAGGTACATTACGATACGTTCTCCCATCATCTTCACCAATGACATCCCACCGGCCTTCGGCAGCTTGTGTAACGACCAATGCTCCGGAAGAAGTAGCAGATGTTGAGGATGCAGAGCTGGAGGAATTATCAATCGAAGTATTTTTAATTGCGTTACGCTGAGATACTATTGCACCGATCTGCATACCAACGGTTGCAACTTCCAACGCGGTAAGTATTCCGGCCAATACAGGATTAGCCGCATGAACAGCCCAAATATTAGCAACCCCTAAAGCTCCGGCAGCTGTTGCCTGGGCTATTTGGATAACCATATTAGTATCCGCCTGTTTTTTCTTCAGGTCTAATTCTTTTTGTGCAAATTCTTTATTGATTGCATCACGCTTAGTTGCATCATCGCCGGCAATAGTCAGTTGCTTTTGTTTTTCAGCTTCCAAACTTTGAGTTTCAGCCTCATTTGATGCAGTTACGAATGATGAAACAGCATTTGTAACATCAACAGCCTCCTGAGCATATTTAGCAGCCGTTTTGGCTTTAAGCTCAAGTACTTTGTTTTGATATTCTTTTTCAGTTGCCCATAATTTGCCATGACCCAACTTTAATTCAGCCAGTTCTTTATCATATTGGGAACGAATGGAAGTAACGCTGTCTAATCCGAATTTATCCCGGAACGCTTTTTTCTTATCGTAAAAATCTTTTTCGTCTTTTAATTTATCGGCAGTAACAGCCTTTGTTGCTGCCGATAATGCTTCATTGGCTTTTTCTATTTCAGCATTAGCCGACTCCACGGCAGCCGCTTTATCTTGTTCGGATCCGATAAAATAAATTTCTATCTGATCGGCATGATCTTTGGCATCTTTCAGCCGTTTTTCGGCAACAACAACCTGAAGAGCCAACAAATCACTATCGTACTTCTGCTGAGCAAGCTTATTCTTATCCAAGAATTCCTCATAGGTAAGGTTACCTTTCTCAAATTCAGCTCTATTGATAGCGTTTTTAGCCTCAAGTGTGTTGATGAGGTTTGTTTTTTCGGTTTTTTCAAAAGTATTGGTCGCTTTTACCTGTGCTTTATGCGAACTTTCAACCGACTTTAATAGCCATTTTTCGCCGTCTTCCTGTTGTTTCAGTTGAATATCGAGTATTTCGGTTTGTGCAGCTTGCCATTCCTGACCTCCTTTTTTATATTTGTCACGCTTAGCAGTCAAATATTTAATATGAATGGCTATAAGACTATTGGCATAGTCCTGTTCTGTATCCAATGCGTATTTTATACCTTCTATCTGGATAGAGGGCTCCTCTTTCAACTTGGCATTTTTCAGAAGATTTTGTTCCTTGGAGTATTTTTCTTTTAAAACTTCAAGCTCCGCAGAAAAGGCAGCATCTTTATCTACCGGTTTAGCTGTAGTAATTGCAGTTGCTGGAGTATTTTCTTTTTTCAATGCAGATTTTAATCCTCCTAATGCATTAGTATATGCAATTGACCGAACTACAGCCTTACCCAAACCTTCGTATTCTTCATTCAACGATTTGTTATTTTTCTTCCACGCTCCACCAAGTTCATTGTTTTTTGAAATTTCACTTTCAATTTGCTTCATGCGTTCTTGTTTCTGTTTATACAGGTTACGCTCTGAAGTTATTGATTGATTGATAAAAGAGTCTTTATCCTTTTCTTGAGAAAGCCATTGCTTGAATGATTTTAGTCGGTATTCTGTATCTGATTTTATTAATTCATTTTCTCTTTGATAACTACTTTTGGTCAAAAAAGTCATTCCGTCAACAGCTTCTTTTGCCCACTGAACCAATGATCGGAAAGTATTAGAAATAGGACCTTTTCCATCCTCTAACGACAGCATAAATGTTTTCCAACTGGAATTCATTTTATCGACATCGCCACTCAAATTGTCGGATGCTATTGTAGCTTGCTCTAATGCCACATTGGTACCGGTAACCTGTTTAGTTAGTTCGTAAAATCTCTCTTTGTTTTGGAAAAGAATTTGAGCAATTCCAAAAAACTCCTGACCGAATTTTTTCTGCAAGGCAATATTATTGCCGGCAATACTTTGATTATTATCAATTGCTTTATTCAAGTCGAATACACCATTGGTGTAATTTTTTGTATCCGACTGCAGTTCGACCAATACCTTTTTGAATCCATTACCAGCAATTTCGGCTTTTATACCTTTCTCTCCGAATAGCTCCATGGCTGCCGTAGTAGTTTCGAGACTTAATCCGGCAGATTTAGAAATAGTACCCACTTTTGAAATTGACTCGCCCAAGTAATCAACTTCGACAGCTCCAAACTTACTACCTGCGGCCAACACATTAATAGTACGATCGGAATCGAGCGCGGATAGTCCGAACTGATTCATAATGGTAGTAACATCTTTTGTCGACTCACTCAGATCCATTCCAGTAGCTTTACTCAGCAATATTACTGAACTGGTAACGTCGGAAAGAGCCTGAACATTGCTAAGTAGCTCCGGCTTGGCACTACCTACCAACTTCATGGCATCAACAATTTCCACCGCTGATTTACCATATTGCTTACCTAATGTTTTGGCTTGTTCTTTCAGGTAATCCAGGTCTTTACCTACGGCACCGGTCAGAGCAGATAAATTGGAAACAGCTTTGGAAAACTCCATAGAATTTTTAGTCAGTGAATACATGCCTGCCACTAAACCGAGAACAGCCGTAATGGCTATCATAGTAGGACTGGTAAGAAATAATTTGATAATATCCCCTAATCCCTGTATTGATCGCCCAGCATAGCCCACAATACCTGGCATCATAGACATATTACCAATAAACCCAGATAAACCCTTTGCTCCAGCACCAAACTGGCTATTCATTTCGCGGCTAGATGAAGCTACCTGAGCGTTTACGCGCTGAAGTTGTTCCAATTTAATTTCATGATCAGCCAGATCACTATTTGATTTCTTTACCTCTTTCTGCAATACTTTTTGAACAGCTACCAGTTCATCGTAACTGGTTCCCGAAAGGTTATTCAGTACTTTTTTAGTTTGCTCCAGTTTAGCCTGGTAATCTTCCTCGGTTTTTTGACTACGCTTCAGCTGATCTTCGGTGCGTTTTATTTTAGTTTGCAAGTCATCCCATGCCTTACCGGAGTTAGTGCCCTCGGCAGTCATTTTTTTACTTTCATCCGTTAGGTCAGCCAGCGAAGTTTCGTACTTCTTTGTTTTGGCTATCATATCTTCGATACCCTTACCGTAATCGGATGATTCCAGATAGACCCGTATACCGCGCTTTAAATCGTCTGCCATATGTATAATTATAAATGGTTAATTGTAAATGATAAATTATTCAGGGAGGAAGATGCTATTCATATTAATTACTAAGTCTAATGAGTAGTCAGCCACTATGTCGGCCAATGCGGGCATATTGTTTTGGATAGGATCATTAAACCAATGTTCGGCCGAACGGGATCCGGTTCCCATTTTACCTAAGCTGCTATCTGCAGTTGTTTTCAACCGGCCATACTTATCAGTCCACTTGCTTCCAGTGCTACCACCATACCCACGGCCGGCACCCTGATGCAAGTAGACACCATGACGAGCCAGGGTAAACCCAACGGAACGGGTTTCGAGTTTATATTGCTTATCGAACCGGATATTCACGCCAATAGAATCGCTCAGGCGTGGAAACTCAGCAGAAATCTGATCGCTCATACGGTGGTGAAAGCGTGAATTGGCAGATTGCTTTAGCTCCATGGCTACTTTTATGGCCCATTCCTGCACTGCATTGTTGAATTTATCTACAGCCTCAGTATCGCGTACACGCATATACATTTCGGTATCGCTACCGGAAATGGATCCGAACGTAATGCGTGGACTGAAATTGGCAACAACGGTACTAGGCACAACGATACCACCAACACGAGCTACTTTAACCAGCGTTTTAAATGAATTGGCATTCATGCTTGTTTTAGCATCAATCCAATCTCCAACAGTCATATCTTCTAATCCAGGTCTCATGCCTCAGGGTTCCAAAAATCAGGATCTATTTTGTGGTCAATTCCATGTGCCAGGCTAAATCCCATTATTTCACCGTATAGGTTCTCGCCTAACGGGCCAATGCTGGATAGGGTAAAGGAACCGAGTTCTAAACCGGTTAATCCGTTCTTATACTTCCAGGCTTCCGAAATCAATCGGGCTTGAATTTGCAGGCAGTTGGCTTCGCATACCTTTTGAGCGGCGAGTATAGCAGCTGTATCATCCGACGGAGCCGGTTGAAGAATCATGATGAAGTATTGTGGCTTTTTTATCAATGATTCGGCATCGTTATAGCCGAACGTGGAGTCACGGCCATCGATTGCAACCAGGATAGGGTAGGCAATAGATGAAAGCCGGGCACTGATAGATGCGAGTGAGTCGGAATTTGGGGCAGTATAGAAACTATCAACGACATGATCTTTGAATAGCTTCATTTTCTGAGTAAGATCGAGCGCGTAGGCGAAGTGATCGTATTGTTCCATAAATATCTATGTATGAATTTATGGATACAAAAAAAGCCACAATCAAGTGGCTTTTAAAGGACAGGGGGAAAGTTATCTACAACCAAAGACAGTGCTACATGAAAATTGAATTTCCCTGTTTAGCAAAAACAAAATCATCGGATAACATTTTAAACCACTCTTCTTTAGTCGCTTTTAAATTAGCAAATGTCGTACAATTTTCGGCAGCCCATTCACATAGTTTTTCTAATTCATCTGATTTAAAAATTGGACTTATAGGGGTTCCTTCACTTGTATTTTGATAAAGTTGAATATGAGTTAATTCTTCGGGTAAATACTTTTTTGTTTGATAATATTCTACATCTGGAGGATTTCCACCCCACATGGCATAAAAAGGATATATTTCTTTTAGTTCTGGTTTATCAATTAAATCAGAGTGTGTTCCATCTTCCCATTGTTCATTCTCCTTAATCCATTCTTCTAAAGCATCACCATAATATTCATCAAACATTGGGTAATATTCACCATTGTCTTTTTTTGGATGTTGCCAGTTAGCTGGTACCTTTCTTAATTCTCGTCCCATTTTATTCTATTTAATTATTTTACAACTAAAGATCCAGTTTCAGGAATATATTTAAAACTTAGAATATAGGTAGTAAACATGGTAGAAGTGAGTAAGTATTTACCAGTATTAATCGTGCTAGTACCATTCATCTTTTTTGCAATTTCTTGAGCTTGAGAAAGTGTTATACCTTTTTGTTCAAAGACATATTTTGTTACCTGAGGATATTCTGAAGAATATGGATTACTTGTAATAGTTGTTGTTGTAATAAACGTATAATCATAAGTTGCCGGAGGATTACTTGTATCACAGGAAATGAAAAACATAGCCATAACAGCCAATAATAAAACTTTTTTCATAAGATGTAATTTTAAAGTGTTGATAATAAATATATAATAAATGATACAGCCAGAATAATAACTCCGGCAATAAGATTTGAATTCATTCGCTGTTTAAAACTTTGCATGTACAAAGATATAAAATATTTTAAATAAAAAAGCCCCACCGGTTAGGGTGAGGCTTATGTTGAAAAGTCAAGATGTCAATCAATAACTATGCAACATTGATAAGTTCTTTTCCTATATCATGAATGGCCGCCAAAATCTTTTCACGTTTATCTGGTCTTGCGGTACGAAACCCTGACATATAATGTTGAAGCTGTTGCTCATTTATACCTGTAGCCCTGGCAATAGCAGCACGAGAAATAATACCTTCAAGCCGGTGAAGTAGCGCTCTGGTAGTCATCATATATTCAAACTCATATTCACCCTTAAGGCATTCAGGTACTTCATCGGGTTCAAGACCTTCCAAATGAAATTCTACGGCAGAAGCATAATCTTGTTGAATTCCAATATGCGTTTGTGAAGTGGCAACACATCCTGGAATCATATCCGATACCGCTCCGTAATTGTCTAACCAATCTATAATTACTTTAATCTTTTCCATATTGTTGATTTTTTTTGCAGGGTAGTTATAACCACCCTGCTTGTTTGAAAATACTGTTTAATAAAAACTGTTGTTGAACCTCGTTAAGTTTGCCGTTTACTGTTACCGTTCCCTTTTTTGTAGGGTGTTTGAACTGTCGGTGGCTCCCTTTTTGTCGGTCAAGATACCATCCGTCATCTTCAAGCATCTTAATTACTGTTTTCGTTTTTAATTTGTTCATTGCTTATTTGTTATTGATTGACTGTGCAAAGATATACTTTTCTATATCATTATAATCATGTTTTAGCAATTATTTTCATGAAAATACAAACATTTAACCTTTCACTTTGTATAGCATGATATCAGTATATCCTGCATTGTGATTTAGTTTTACATTCATATATTCTCGGGTTGATCCAGCAAAAGGATCATCCGCCCCAAGATTCTTACTCATCCATTCCGTTAGCTCTAATATACTGCTTTTATTCGATGTAAAATAAAAGTAATTAGTTCCCTGAAGCGTTTGAAGTACGTCAAGATAGTTGGCCAGTCTCCAGTAATTACTATAAGTACTACAATCGGTACTCAGGTACGGTGGATCTATAAAAAATACAACACCTTCTATATGATTCCAACGATTAAAAAGCTGCTTATAGTCCATGCAAACAATATCCACACCGATTAAATAGTCATCAGCATGTTCATAGCCTGATTTACGCACACAGTTGTACATAGTTTCTTTACTCAACTGGTCATAATTAGTTGCATATTTCATTGAAAATAATAAACTTGAACTCAGTGTTATATAATCAACATAACCGGTTTCATTTTCTTCTGCTTTTATGGCCTTTAGTATGCTTTCTTTTACCGGATTACTAATCACCTTATCCGGAAGTTCATCTTTTACCAGATCGCGAATAATCATTAGTAGCATATTAGTTCTTTCAATATTGGCCACACGCTTATGATAGCCGTCAAAATCATTACATACTACAGTTGCATCCGGGAAACACTCTTTTGTCCACTGACTCAATAACCCAGAACCTCCAAACAAATCTACAAATACACTACAATTGCTGTAATTTGATTTTAAAGCATGTTTAAACGGCTTACAAAAACGCCTTTTTTGCCCCTGAAATGGTAATGGAGCTTGATTGAAACTTTTCATTCTTCTTCTATTTTTTATTTAAAAACTAATTCCTATTTTTGTGCCGCTTCTCAGGCATTACATAAAAAGTGCGTACACACTATTCAAAGGCATTTTATAGCCTCTGTCGTAGTGTGTACGCACTTTTGTCATTCGGGAATGCCTGAGAAACTTACCGAATGGAGATGGAGGCTTTTTCAACCGCCAAATTAAATATTTCAACCTCTATTTTTCAGATTCTTCTTTCTCTAGCATATAATCAAGTGAGAAAAGTATATTATACAATAAATCCTTTTTGTACATCCGCTTTTTCTCCGGATCGGCGTTCGCAATGTAATCGAGTAGCTTTTGTTGGCCATCGTATGGATTTCCACCTGCAGTTCCTTCGCCTGAAAATATTCGATCGTACTTCTCGGATATAAACCGGCAGGATCCGATCCAAAACCAAATGGTTAGAATAACGACTTCAGGTCTTATACGCTTCATGTGGGCAATATTCAAATCTTCGGCAGAGAATTTGGACTTATCGCGTCGAAACATGCAACCAAGCCAGGCGTACAAAGCTTCAGGCTTTCGTTCTTTCATCACGTCGTAGGTCTGCAGGTAAATGTATTGATCGTAGATTAAATCGGTCATTGCATCTTTAGGAGCGTAGAATTTACGGCGTTTAAGTCTCAACTCCGGGTAATGGTTTACCGTTAGCCGGTTGTCCAGGAAACATCTTCCTTTATCATCAGGAGCCGTAAATAGGTAATCGAACGCGGTGGAGATATCGGCTATTTGCTCAACGGTAAATGCAAATACATGCTTATCGATTTTAATTCGATAATATCCGGGGTCTTTCATCCGCTTAGCACGAGCACCCAAACAGATAAAAAGCATTTTCACCTTTATTTCTTGCACCGGTATTTCGTTGGCCACAAGTTCGGATAAGCGGATAAGCTGAACGGTGGTCATTTCGTTCATACTTTGCGGAAGCAGGTATTCGTAACGGTCTACGTGGAGTGTTTTCATACTTGTTGTTCTTTGGGAGAATTCATAACAGCATTCATAAAATCGTTATAGCTTAATGATTTTTGTAGATCGGAAATATATTTATCAGATCTTTTAGCTAATTTTTTATCTGATATTTTCCAAAAGTTTTTTTTCATCATCCAAATGAATTAAAGATTTTCGATTCAGCAGAATTAAAATCCATAGTTTCGGAAGTAACTTCAATGCCAAATTCAACAGCGTATTTGTTCAATGTTTGTTTGATTTTGGTATAGAAATAATCTCCCTGCTCAGCAAAGTAATTTCCTTCGTTTTGGATATCGGAGTACAATGGGCGAATTACCGGTTTATATTCACTACTTTGCAAACGTGAACCTAAACGATTTGACTTACTGGCTTGACTGGTATGTATTTCAGCCGTTTTACAGGCTACAAATCGACGTATAGAACCTATCAGTTCTTTTTCGGCAACTGATTGAACGATATTAAGTTTACTTCGCAAAGTTGAATCAAGTGTTTCGCCCAATAGTTCAGTGATAAATCGCATTTCAATCATCGACATGATAGGTCGGAAGCTTTCGAACGTCAACCGGCTGTAGTCGATATCTACCAGTCCAATTTCTTGAAATTGAGTTGCTGATTTGATGTAATTTCCAGCACGCAAGGTAAAAGAGTGGCTATTTGTCCATTCGGGAAAATCAGCAGCATTCGCTTCCAGGTATTCAAGAACCTGATCCAAATACTGAAATCCACGACGCTCCAGGCTTTCTTCAACTTTAGCTATTTTTGTATCACTGGCAGCACCATACTCACCAGCTTTCATAGCTACTGTAAAACCGTTATCGCTAAGTCGAACCGATAGCTCAGCATTTCCAACCCAAATGGATAATGGACCAAGGGCGCACTGTGTAAGCTTGAGTAATTCTTTCGCACGATCGGGAACTGTATCACCTTCCAAAATTTCAACTAATTCTAAGCCAAGATAGCGAACCAGGATAATGTCACGCGCTTGCTGAATATAAGGTGCAACAACCGAAAATTGAGTAACTGCGTTTACTTTAACCGTACTCTTTAATTCTTCTATTGTAGATATAATTGCTTTCATAGGTCATACTTTTTGATTTCCAACAGATTTAATAGCTCCGGTTCCCTGGTCAACGGTTGTAAGCATTATATTTGGAACGACGAAATGAATATCCGGATCCCATCCGTTTATTTCTTTGACGATATAAAGTGGAAGTACAAGCAAATCGCGTATCGGCTTCATCATAGCTTGTTTAATGATGAATAATTCGCGAGCTTCAGTACCGTTTATGCTTCCTGAGTTACCGGAAGCACCGATAATAGATGGGTGAATTTCCATGGCGTAACAAATGGCGTCTGTTACCTCCTGATTATCTTTCAGGTAATCACCTCCCTTGCTTGAGTCATCTAGCGATTGTATAATAATATCCTGTTCTTCGTATTTGTTGATTTTATCGTATCCAAATTCAGAAACAAATGATTTACCTGCATTTTCTTCACCCGAAAGAAAATCATTCATATCTTTCAGAAACTTCTTTCTACGGGCATTTTTTGCTTTAACGTCTATATCGGAAATGCCTTCCGATAAAAATAACTTTTTCCAGAAATCCTTATTAATTTTCACATGATATTTCAATATCATTTTGTTCTGAATCAAAGCCTTTCTAAGCTTTGGAATAGCACAGGCAAAGTCATAAATACCCGATTCAAAGATAGCCCACCAATAAGGCTTACCGTTATAGTATCTTCCAGGGGTAGGTTGCATCAATTGCAACATATAACTGTATTCTTTCGGAACTTCTTTTACCCCGTTAATATTCAATGATATACCACGTCTTACTTTTAGGTCACGTAAGGGTGTACGTCTATCCAGTAGTGGGGTAGCTTTTAAATCTGGTTGGCTACCTTCATGCCATTTACAAGAATAACCGTGGTACTCAATCAACCCGGTTGTTTCATTTGCTTTAGATAGTCGGCTATTAACTGACTCAATAGGGTTTAACTGTACAATCTTACTGTTCGGTTTATTATCCCTGGAAAATATAAGCTCAACGTATGACTCAAAGAAAACAACGATATCATTCGCCCACTCCTGAGTAGCGTTGTTGTAGTTATTATCCAATAAGAATTGGAATATTTCTTTCTGTTCACTCGGTAGTTGTTCAACGATCTTAATCTCTTTCGTCACAGGATCACGCTCTTTCTTCATTACCATAATGCCATCACCATACGCCATCTTAGAATTAAACTGCACATTAGCACCAAGTGTAGAGTTAGCATAGACCTTATCCATAACATCTACCGGTTGCTTATTAGTAAGACCACGCCTAACAAATTTGATTAGGGTATTCGTCATGTTAGTTGGTGTTAAATCTGCCGTTGGTGTATATGTATCTCCAACCATTTCTTTTGAATCAGAAAATATAACCAATGCCTTACTCCCTTTTAGGTAGGCTGTGTTTTCGAAGTCAAACACTTCAGAGTTAGATCGTTTAGACATTATATATAAACTTTAAATTCATTGAACCTAGTAATGAGAATTTTACGAAATGATTTTGGCTTTAATAGATTACCATCAACGAATATATTTACAGTGGATCCTTTAGAGTGAATGCTACTTAATGTTGCATTTGTGTAGTTCACTAACTCACCGTTTTTCTTAGCACATTGGAAGCTGAATGGTTTCAACTTTCCTTTTTCTTTTAGCTCCATCAGCTCCCATATCTTCGACTGTTTAATAAGCTTATCCATTCTATTCCATATTTCGATAAGCAAAAATAGTTTTGTAGACTAAGTAGGTAAAGGACATCAATCAATCATATATTCAAAAGGATTTGTTGATTTAATTAAAATTAAACTCGTTTGTTAATGCGTAGCATATTACAGAAAAAAACATCTTTGCCGGCAAAGATCATTTCAGGGCGGTGCGTGATTTCCACAGAAAAGACTGGAATTTTTTGGGAAGTTGGTTGATGACTAAGTTTTGAAAGTTATGCTTTTAGCTTGTTTTAAATACGATTTTCACTGGAATAGTCTGTTTTTGCGTTTTGGCATTAAAAAGGCTGACACGTGGCCAGCCTTTTCAATCAATTAATCGCTAACAAACATTGCTCCGAAGTATTCTCCGTTGGGTTCTTTGTAGTAGAAGTTACAACCTATATACAGCGTATCCCACGCATCGGTAACGTGGGTTTTGTGCTCATCCGGACTATCGGCAGTATCAGGAAGGTGTTCGGGTGATTTATCTTTCTCGAATCCGGTCTTACCTTGTTTAACGCCTGTTTGCTCCATGGCTATTTTCAAGAATTCGTTATGAATGATATTGAATACAGGTGTAAGCATCTCCTGATCACCTTTGAGTGCTTTATCTATTTGCAAATGCTTCCAGGCGTGACCGGCTGACTGACCAATATACTCATCGGTGACATTCCAACGGTTTTTCTGCAGTACACTGACAACAGTATCGCGGTATGAGTCGTTGGTGGTACCACTGGCCCAGGTGAATGTATGGTCGTAATAGAAAACGACTTCTTTCTTGATCAATGGATTATAGTAATCGCAAAATAGTTGGATAGCATCCTGAAGTTTACCAGGTGTTTTTACGAAGAATGATTTAATCGTTTTCATCTGGCGGGTATTGTGATCGACCTGACCAATGCAAACGGTAGAGATAGCCGCATTGGCATCGCAACCAATGTATAGCGGTTGGTTCATATCTAAGTCACCATCGCCAAGGCAACCGGAAGTAGTGAGCTTTTTCCAATTGGTTTTATTACTTACTCCAATTAAATCGAGGTTTTGAATGCCACCGGCATCATTCGGCATATAGAAATGATCTTCGGTAAGTGCTGAGTAGAATCCATTCGGAACGCGGAACAGGCGTTCGTTCATGAATGCTGTACGCCAAATGAGTGCCGGAGAATCGCGGTACATTTGCCAAATGAAGTCTTTACCAACAACCTCAAGATTATCAAAGATATCGTACTCGGCATAGTAAACGGTATATTCATGTTCTTTTCCCGGCATTGGGTTCTTTGGTGGCTGGTACCGACGTGCCAGGGCTAAATCGGCCTGCAGTTCTTTGATTACACGACGGGTATAATCGTTTTGTTCAGGCTTCATTTTGAACTGTATAAGCTTATGATACAGATTACGAATGAAGTTGATATGTGCGTCATCCATCTCTTCACGCTTATCGAGTATCCACTTACCCATTTTACTGGTAGGCATATCGGTAGAGTATAGAACGCTATGGTGCCAAGGGCAATTTCCAAAGTATTGCCGATTACCACGGTTGGCCGGATTGACTTCCGATTTAATTTTATTGTAATCGAGAAACTTTGCTTCGGGTCCGATGATCCAATCGAGCGACATTGAGTTGGCAGACATACCACCAACGAACGATAGTACCACCATGATAGTACCGTTCCAAAAATGGAAGCAGTTTTGCCAGGCATCACGCAACGGCATGCGTTTAGGTAGTGCGAAACCTTTATCGGCAGGTGCACGACGGCCAACGAAGTAGTGAACGCCTTCGATATACCCCCAGCTAGCAAGTGCGTGGCAGATAGCCGGTAGGGTATTACCCCAGGCTTTGGCGTAAGTTGGTGAAATTAGCGCTCCGGTAGATCCGGGCATTGCCCAAACGTTTCGTAGAATAAAGCGCGCATCGATACCTTCTGACTTACCGGTACCGCGAGCTGCGATAATGTATTCATCGTGCGCGGAGATGGCCATAGCGTTGCGCTGGGCTTTGTTGAAGAACTTCTTTACAGGTTCGTCGTAAGTATGTGTCTGATCAAGGTTTGGTTGTGTATACATTATTCTCCGATTACGGCCTCTTCGGCACCTTTATACATGTTACCCTTGAATCGAGCGCGGAAAGCCTTACGTTCGGTCTCTAAATCGGCTATTTCTTCCAGTCCTTCGAGTACGGTTACATCGTCGGTAGGTTCGAAACTTGGAGGAAGCATTTGTGAGTAGTCGAATGCGTCATCTTCTTTATCGGCACGGGTATATTTACCAATTTTGTCCATATTGGCAGCTATACCAGAAGGGTCGCGATCTTCAACGGCAATTTGAGCGCCTTTTAAGCATACTTCAGTTATTACATACCTAGACCAGGCTTTAGTTACTTGTGTTATGTTTCCGAAAATTTTTGTAATACCTGCAATATCGTTGTAGGCTTGTGCCTGAGAAACAGGGCGGAAAAGCATTGGTGTGACGGTTTCTGATTCTACACCTTCAGCATCAGTTTCTTTTTGAATGACAGAACCTCCATCCATCAAGAAATGGACTAGCTCAGAGTTTTGCATGAGCGGATTATCCATTTTTTTTGATACGCAAAAGCTGATACGTTTTTTCACTTCCATATCCTTATCAGTAAGATCTAGTCTGCTTTCGTCTATCGACTTGAATAAACTGAGTTCTATTTTTTCGTAAACTGAAAGTTGATTTTTTGCCATGCGTTTATTCGGTTTTATAAAAATGGGCAATAACATTGCTGCATTGCCCATTTATTTTACATAAGAATATGGTTTATTCCACAGTTCCGGAAGCCAGTTCTGCAGGTTTCAACTTTTCGGTCAAGTCATTTAACTCTGAAGTATATGCTTCTATACGTTTCAGGGCGTTCTGCTTGATAGTTTCCTTGTCGGTGGTATCAACAGTGTTTTGAGAATTTTTTATATTCTCCTGAAGCTTTAAAACGCGACGAGCCATTTGAGCACCGGCAATAATAGGATCTACATCGTAAGGAAGTTCCTTTGGTTGATCTGCAAATTCAGTAGCCAATGTTTTACCTTCGCTCCAGTCGTCAATCAGATCCCAATTGGCACGACGTTCATCATCAAAGTCGCAAAGTTGTTTTACCAATTTCTCACGCGTTTTGTAATGAAGTTTTTCGACTGCTATTTCAGAATGAATTGCGGCCATAAGTGGCGTTATTTCGCGGTTACGATCGTAAGCCTTACGGATATCATCCGGCATATCTGCCAAAGCAATGATTTGAATACCACGTTTGGCTTTCAGTACATCCAATTCAGCTTCGAGTTCTTCCAACTTAGTTTCGTAGTCCGAAACTTCATCCTGAGCAGTTTCCAAATCAGATTCTAACTCGTCAACCTTATCAGAAAATTCTAAGTTTTCGGCTAAAACTTCCGAGTTTTCAGATTTCAATAGCTCGATCTTTTCTTTCAGAGTTTCAATCTCAGCGTTTTTTGCTTCGATTTGTTGCTGAGTTTCGGCATCCGGACCGGTAATTTTGAACGCTAATTCAATACCTTCGAATGCTTTCGGATTATGTTGTACTGCCTGAGCAATAGCCGTAACTTTATTGATAAGCATACTAAAATGAATATCATGTTGTTTCGGCTCTTCTTTCACCTGGTTGAAGTATGCTTCATACTTCTTTTTAATTTCGGCACCGGCAAGGGTGGAGAAAATAACTAAACCGTCGAAGTATCTCCCCGACGGTTTTTCCAGCCATTGTTTGATTAGTTCTAACATGGTGTAGTATTTTAGTCGATCAATGCATCTACATCGATAGGTGTACCCAAAAATGCAACAGGAGCTACAGAATCAGCAGCGAATGTTACTTTATATCCACGTCTATCAGCCCTCTTTTGACCACCTTCGAAAGATGGTTTCAAATAACACTCAAGGTTTCTTTGTCCAACAATCATTTGATTTCCATCCATATCTTCAACAATAAGATATCCAGGAGTATTGTTATATTTCCTTGCAAAAGCTGCATAAGCTTTTTTGTTTCCGGCACGGAAAAATTCGCCTGCAGGAGCAAAGCTTTGACCTTCTACCTCTCCTTGAGCTGGAGTATCAAATTTTACACTAGCTGGTGTACATTCAAAAAATATAGGTTTACCGGCAACTGCATCTTTGAAAACAAATGCGCCAGCTGCAGTAACTAAATCATCATCTGTAGTAAGCGCTGTTTTCTTTGGCAAAGTAGGAATTGCACTTACAGCATATTTTGGGATCCAAAGAACGTAGTCTTTGTAACCTCCCATGTTGTCAGCACCGTCAAGACCGGTGATAGGATCAAAATTTTCAGCCATTTTATTTATTATTTATAAATTTGACAATTAGTTAGTTTAACGAAAACCCGATAGCCGAATTGGATATCGGGTTTTCTATTTTAATTAGCCTCCAACCGGAGGAACAACAGCTTTCACGTAGTCGCCAGCGAGGTCAAGACCTACGTTGGTTTGTTCGTTAGTTTTGAAAACTTTTGCGTGTACGTCGCGAATTCGAACTCCGTATGCGGCTTCAATCCAAAATTGAACTTCGTTCGGATCTTCGAAGATGTTACGAACTTGCATAAATTGATTTGACTTTCCGGTATTGAAACCTAAGTCCATATTACCCATTTTTTGCAAGGTAAGTTTAGATCCGGTACCCAATGCTTCGTGCGTAGAGAAAACTAATTCAGGGCAAAATGCATCTTCGCGAATGCTTTCCAATAATTGTTGAAGAGTTGGGTAATCAAACATGCGTAATTTCTTGCGATACGCATTACGGGCAGCTTTCAATACTGTTTGAGTGATCAACAGTTGTGGTTTTCCACCAATAGAAGAGCGCAATAGAGGGTGAGCACTTCCAACAAAGTCAACCAAATGTTCGTAAGCCAAGTAATCGGTATCGCTGGCCGGTTCTGCAAATGCTCCTGTAACTTGTAAGTTTCCAAGATCAGAAGAAATAAAACCTTCAGTTACCAACATATCCATTGCCGGGAAAAATCCTGTAAATGCGGTCGCCGGAGAGAACACATCTTCGTTGCGTTCGGCAAAAAACAAAGAGAAAACAACATCTTCAGCGTGAGATTTTACTTCATCCTCGACGATCATTTGTTGCAAAGGGTGAACTTTAGCCTTCAAATCCAATGGAGTTCCGGCGGCAACCAGTACTTTCTTTTCTTTGTAATTGGTAATGTTATCCTTAGTTTTTGAAACAACTAATTCAGGTTTCAAATTACTTTCGAAGAATTTTGCAATTTCTTCCTGGTAAGTAATTGTCATACCTGCTTTGTATGGACCAGTAGAACCGGCTTGACGACGACGATTTACAACAACGTGTTCGTTTTCTACTTCTTGAATATTCAAACCCAATGCAGCAGCACAGGCTTCAAGAGAGAAAAACGGCAACGTACGTAGTATAGGATCGTACTGTTTTGCAGCTTCGGTTAATGCTGCCACATCAATAATTTTTTTATCAGCCATTTTGTGAATTATTTAGAGGGTTTATTATTTTCCGTATCCGGCTTCACGCATTTTTGAGGCAATAGCCATAGTATCACCTTTATGCTCGTTTGCAAAAGAAACAAGATCATCCGTTTCAACTGCACTTGCTTCAGCATCAGGTTTTGCGGTAGATACAGACGCAGCACCAGGTAATCCAGAAAGAGCTGCTACTTGCGAAGCAAGGTCATCGCGTTCGGTAGTCAACGAAGTGATTTGTCCGTTTAATTGCTCAACGGTTCCTTCGAGGGTAGTTACAGCAGATTGAAGAGCAGGATCTTCTACATCGCTTGATATAGCCGCTTCGATAACTTCGAGCGTTACATCTTCTGGTTTTAAATCATCGTTTTTTGCAACGACTGAATTTATAACCTTGTCAAAATTGTCTGCTTTTTCCTTCAGTGCGTCGTAGGTAGCAGATGATAAGATTTTAGTCATGGATTATGAATTGAAATAGTTTATAAAATTTTCGAATGTATCTATACCGTCAATAAGTCCAAGTTCTAAGGCCTGAGGTGCAAACCATGTTTTGCCTGTACCCCATACTTTGCGATCGGATTTTAGTTTATCTACACGACTAGATTCTACAAGCGAAAGAAAATATTCGTTGTATACGTCGATAATAGCGCGTAATGCTTCGGGTTTTCCATTCAGGGCATCAATGAACGGTTTATTTTTCTCGGTGGAAGCTGTGGCATATATTTCGATAAGATTTATACCCATTAGTTTCAATTGTTCACGATAATCGATAATTGTTCCGTAGGTACCTATGGATCCAACTTCGCAAACGGTACTATTGGCACAGATATAGTCGCAACCGACAGCAATACCGTACATGGCAGAATCGGCACAATCATCGACAAAGAACCCAACTGGTTTATTTTTCAATGCGATTGTTTCGGCCAGTAATCGCATGGCTAACCCTGAACCACCACCGCTATCTCCTTTAATGACGATGCATTTGATATTACTATTTGCATAGCATTTGGTAAGGATATCGGAAATGGTTTTCATTCCAACCGGTCCACACATTTGATCATACTTGGTAATGGCACCAATAATGCTTATAATAGCCATTGAATTCTCAGGAGCTTCGATAGGAAGAATGTATTCGTCATCTTCAACCTGGTATACGTCGTTTTTGATTACGGCTACTTTAATAGCATTTTTTGCAGATAATTTTAGTTTTTCGGAAGATGGTTGTGACTGTTGAATTACTTGCCTATCACCTTTCAGATAGTTTACAACCAGTGGTAAATAGTTTGATGCATAATCGGGGTTGATCATCCAAATTCCATTTAATATATTGTGTTTAGCGAGCATAGGCGTATAAAAAAGGCAGTATTATTACAATTTGCATTGCAATGATACTGCCTTATTAAAGCTGTTTAAAGGACTAGTTATTCAAATAAAACGAGTTCGGGATGTGTCATTAACCCTGAAATACTCAGTTTTACTCCTGAATATCCATTGGCTAAGCTCGGATTTACGTTTTCGGAAATAACCGTGAGTGGAGTTTCTTTGTCGCCTGCTACCAGTACGTCGACGTTACCGGTGGTGTACTTGAGTAGTATTTTATTCCGCTTGAAGAGCGAAAATTCATTGTATGTGGATAATCGTGGTCGTGGACAGTATATAATTCCGGAAACTGAATACTTGGTTAATCCATTCTCAGTAGATGGTATTACTGTAATTTCTATTTTACCGGGTGTTGCCGGAATTTCATTCCATAGTTTATCGGACTGAAGAATGACTATGATTTTATCCGAAACTACAGCGCAACTTTTTACATTATCGGCGAATACATATTCTGCCAATTGAAATCCTCCTATGTTATCCATAATATTTAAAAAATTAGTAGTTATTTACATGATAATTAGATACTTCGCCATTTATACGCCATTTTAACTGCAATTATTAGACAAAATGACGAGGTTTATGCACAAAATAAAATCAAAGTTTAACGTTTTTTTTACGCTTGTATTTTCGAACATCGCGCTTGCGGAAATTATCGCGCCAACGGTAGTAGTTTTTCAACAGCGCATCGGTGGTGATGCTTTCGATCCGGTACCTGCAAATGAATCTATTTGCTGTTACATCGTAATTCTGATCTTCGTCGTGTTTCTTTTGCTTTAGTTCGAAATGAAGTTCTTCCCAAAAAATGAGTGTTATACGGCGTTGAATTTCTTTACACGATTGTTCTGATAAGAAATTCCACACTGCAGGGTTTTTTCGGAAGCCTGTACTGTCTCCATCCATGCGCGTAGGTAGTACGATGGTTAGGTTACCGACATCGTGCTGACAGTTACACGGACGCTTTTGGAGCAGATCGTAAATGGTGATGTACAGGTCGGTTTGGTGTGGGAATCGAACCGGCTCGGTAAATTCATCGCCCCACTTGCCAATGCAGTATTCGGCCAGGTGTGGCTTAATAGTTATTTTCGTTGTGTTCATACGTGGTTTTTGAAAAGTAAAATGTTTTGTATCAGTTTTTTAAATGCGATTTCAAGTTACTAAAAAGTTTGTATATATGCAACTGTTTTGCTAATTATATCATACCCCCCTTGCGGAAATAGATGGTTTTGTTTTGTGCTTTTGTGCAAAATTGTCTACAATTAATTAAAACTATTTAATAATCAGTAAGTTAATGCCGTTCAAAATTTCGTACAAAAGCGTTTTTTTTCATCCTGATGTGTACTAAATTGGTTTTTGTACGGATTGGTGCATTTTGAACAGGTTTGAACTTTTTTAGTGCGATCCTAAAAAATTGATATTTAATTGTTTAGTTTTCGAAAACCGTTTTTTGTTCGATTGTACTTTTTTTTCTCTTTTTTTTAGATAGTCATTTTTTGAAAAGAAGAAAATATAAAAAAAAAATATTATATGTATGCCCTCTGGTTTTGATCGTGTTTTTAGGGGGTAGATATCGCTTTTTTAGGGGGTGGCTGCCGCCCCCTTTTCCCCCGGGATGGAACTTATTTTTTTGAACGTTTGGTCTCTCGAAATCGCGTGTACAAAAGTCCCAAATTTTACGTACGAAGTAAGGGGGTGCGGGGGAATTGAAGAGAACCCACAGACTATAAGGTCATGATCGGCAGAGCCGCTCATGGGGAGTTAAGCTCCGTCGTTCCTCCGTAGCAAAGAGAGAAAGAATAAGGTTGCGCGTTCCGCGCGAAGAGTATAAGAGCCGGCCAAAGGCCAGCTCATGAATTACTACCGTCTCTGTATGTCAATGTACAGAATGAGCCGGCACGTTGTGCCAGCTCATTGGTGATTAGTTTCGTTTCTGATCAATCCAGTATACACCAGTCATCGGATAACATATCTGTTTGTGATGCTAGCCACCCATTGACTATAGTTCCATCAAAAGCCTTTAGACATAAATAAGCAGTGAATTTAACGGTGTCTGTGTCTTGAATGGATTCTGTTGGTAGTTGTTTCCCTTCATCATCTAAGATATCTAAACGATAATAATCTTTTACGCTTTGAGGAAGTGATTTTACCTTATCGACAACAAAATCAATTCTTAACTCGTCTGCAGGTCGCATGAATACAAACATCCCTTTTCCGTTCCATCCATTACGAGAAACTCTTTTCCCTTTTTTTAGGGCTTCGAGCGCTTGTCCAAAATTTAAATCTTTATACATATATATAATTGGGTTGTACTAAGCCCGCCCAGGGCTATTTTATTAAAAGTTAGTTTTATCCCATTTTTCAACAGTAGATCTATTGATTCCGTTTGCGCCTTTACCTCCATGAATACAATCCCGGGCAAACTGCACCATTTCATCTTCAGAAAATCTACGTGTTGTCGACTGATGTATGATTTCACTTGTCGATTTTACAGGATCGTATTCCGCTATCAGTTCGCCTGTTTTTTTCGTAGACCTGTGTAACTGTTCGTATAGGATCATTTCCGACTCCCTTACCACGTCTTGCGAGCGTAGTTATGATTACTTCTTTGCATTCCACATCTTTCATATTATTCATCCTTTGAAATTGGTAATGATTCAAATTCTCTGCTCGTTATCTCAATTATATTTTCATCAGTTGGAATTTGTTTGTCACCTAGATAAATGGCTATTATATCACCGAATATTTCTACATATGGGAATGTGAATCTGCCTAAAGGTTGTGGGATTCCAATAATTTTAAATACTTTAGAATAAGAATGTCCTTTTAAGCCATTGCATAGAAATTGACTCATTTCACGACCTAGTTTAGTCTTTCTATTTGGGACGAATACATCTTTGTGATCAGAGTGTTTTTTCCATATCTTGCGATCTACTTTTTCGGGATCTTTGAATACAAATCCAGAGTAGACTGTAACCCGATTGAAATTTTGTTGGCCAGAATGACCTAAAAATGCTTCCCATTCAAGACCTATCTGTTCGGTAATAGCTTGTTTATTGGATTCCTCCATTTCAAGCTCTTCAGTTCTCATTTCATGAAGTTTCTTATAAACTTCTGATTCTTTGTTTACGATTTTGTAGTACATGTTTTTAAATGTTGATTATTATTCGTTTTAAATGTCTCCTTGATAGTATACCTCGCACATCATTTCGTGCTGTGGTTTGAGTGTTTTTACGCCAACCACCACGGCTACGCCTTGAATGGCCAGGCGGTAGAGTTGGTGTGTAATGCTTGGACTGGAGTTGAGATTACAGTGTGTGGCGAAAACAAAGTAAGCAGAACTCATATCGAAGTCCTCCGGTGATTTCTTGATGATTTTAGCGGCATCTCCGGGCGTTAGAGCGAAACCTAGCTTTATTATGAGCCGTTGGATCATTGCTCGGCGTTCCATGTCGTCAGTGGAGACGCAAACGATTATTTTGTTGTGTTTCATTTTCGTTTCTTATTCTTTGAGTTATTGAATTTTGGTAGATACCTTCTATCATATTCTTTGAACTTATCGCTAAATGAAGATATTCCATTAGTTTTAAGCTCTGGAGTTTCGAAGTATCTTTCTATTTCGAAGTTTCTTTCCAATTTTAATTCACCGTCGAAATTTTTCATATCTTCAGCAATGATTTGTCCATCAAATCTACCGGTACCGGAAACGACAACTACTTTTACATTCTCAGGAATTGGAAGTACATTAGTATGTGATTTAAGTGCTCTTTCAATGGCATATCTCTGGTTTTCACTGATAGCTCCGATAATAAGGATATGACAGGGCTTATATTCACTCATGGCTTTTCAATACGTTTAAACTCGTAAATAAATACCCAAGGATTTAAATAATATGAATCCTCACCGTTTATTTTTACCCATAGCGAAAAGAATGAATATCTTCCGTTTATAAACTCAAATTTTTTAGTGTGATAATTCATGAATTTTGAATCATCCTTTAAAATACCTTCAGCTATTGCATCGGCTTCGGTAATATCATGCAGGCGTTCACAGCGGACACCGGTGCACTCTAGCCAAATGCGAGCGGCTGATTTAGGCATGTGTATAGATGGTTTCCATTTTGTAAGCTCACGATAAGCATTATTATTCTCAACTTCAATATTACCAGCATAAAATTTTACGGTTCCGTCGGTTTCAGTTTCAAATCGTTCACGAACATAAATCTGATCCCCTTTTTTATAGCTTGCAAAACACATGATTATTTCTGAGCGTGTTTTATTCGCAAATGAAACAAAACCGACAAAAGCATCTAATATTGATTTTTCAACGATCCATTCGTCCGGGCATTCATTCACTTTCTCTAACCCTTTAGTTCTTCGGGTCATATTTTTACGGTACTGCAATAAGGCTTTCACCATATCGGTAGAGAAGAGGGCGGGTAGTTGTCTCATAATCCTTTCATTGTTTCTTCATAAAACAATTCTGATTCTATACAATCAATACATCGGCCATCGCCAATAAGTATTTCATCTGATTGGTCACCACATGAAGTACATTCACCTGTTTCAAGTTCATGTTCTGAGTAAATTGTTTCTTTTTCCATTTTGCGTAAAATTTTAAATGTTTATATGATTAATTTGTAAATTCGGTATCGTTGAAAAATTCGGAAACGCTGATTCCTACTGCGGTGCAGATTTTTTCAATTGCTACGAGTGATATGTTTCGTTCGCCACGGATCACGTCGTTAATGTAACTGGGTGATAGGCCGGCATCCCATGCGAGATAAGTGATGGATAGTTGGGCTTTGTCGGCCAAGGCTTTCACCCTGGTACCGACTCTTTGTTTTATGTCCATATTTTGTTTCCTTCCGAATCATAATCTGTAAATACTTGAACTGTCTTTTCCTGTACCTTAATCCAGGTAGTTTTATCATCAGTTTCATTGCGCAGGAAAGTATTCTCTTTCCCTTGAAGAATTGAATGAGATTCTATGTATTGTTCAGAGAAAATAGGAATGGCTCTGAATAAAATTTTGTCGATCATAATGCTTATTTTAAAATGGTTTCTTATTTTCATCTGCCGGAACTAGCTTTTTATCAGGAGTAACTACGGCTGTATCGGTGGCGTCGACCGGTCTGGTACCAATCCAGAAGTATTCTACACCTCCCGATTTATCATCGAGATCCGGACGGCCATCTTTATCGTACTTCAATGGCTTACCGCTAATCGGGTCGAATACGTGCGGATTGAATTTGTATCCTTTCCACGTACAGAATGCTTTGATTTTATTTTTGAATGCTGTAGGCGAAACTAACTTAGACGGTAGATTGGAATACTTGATGTATTCGTCGTACAGTATTTTGCGTATCAGCTTACAATTTAATTTGCGTTCCTCGCTGAAATACTCATCGGCCCAACTGAGGAATGTTTCGCCCATATCCTGGCGCAACTGCCGTGTTTCAATTCTTTCGCGTGGTGCCTGAATACAACCGTACTTCAGATAAATTTGCAGACAGTTGGCCAATAAGTTCCAAAATAGGTTCCATTGGTCGAAATCCCAATCGTCGAAAAACAGACCGCCAAAATCGTCCTTCGGTTTGTGCTCATCGTTGTAAAAGTCGGAGAAGGCAATAATGTACTGACGATCCAAGAAACTTGAACCACGGCCGTTGAGCGCGTGATTGGTGGTAAGGTAGATCTTAGCCGACTGATTGAATGGAATAGTGAATCGGCGACCGCCTTTGCAGTTGACATTCCAATCGCCGGTGATATTGGCAAAAAGGAACTCAAGCGAAAAATTGGTGCGAACGTCGTCGATAAACACACATTTTGTTTTCTCGGTCATTCCGTCCCAGATAAAGGGATCGGATTCTATTTCCTTTTTCTTTCCGTCGATATACAGTGTAGGCACTATGTGCTTCATGGCTTCACCACCGATAGATTTACCGGATCGGCCGTTGGATTGTCCAACTTCCGATTGCTTACCGTCCATAGCCACCACGGCGCGCGAAACAGAGCGATCCTTTGCGCTCAATGCCAGGTAACCCATAGAAGCAAGTTTCGATACCAGGTGAAGTATATTTTCATACGCTTCGTCGGGATCAATGGTTACTTCTTTGTCGCCTTCGGCTATCTGTTTTTCTTTGCGCCAGGTGAAGTTGGACGCATTGATAAGAAACTGCAGGTACTGGCAGCGTTTGCCCTCGGCTGTAATATGATAACTGAACCGGTTGTCATCTTTCAGTGAAACGGTGATAAGCGGTTTGGTAAGCACTGCAGGGAAATCGTGTTTCTGATCGCTCCAAATATTGTACGGTACGGCTGTGTAATCAAGTTCTTTGGTTTCGTCGGCTTTTATTTCCCAGCAACCTTCGCGGAAGTACAGGCGTTGAAATTCACGGCTTGGTTCTTCGAACGTTGGACGGGTAAAGTTCAAATTGCTGAGCTTATCGGGTCCGAGGTATTGAACTCCGCCTTTGTAAATCATTTCGAGCACGTCCTCGTTGGCGGCTACCTTGGTGAAATCGGTTACATAATCGCGAATTTCGAACGGCTCTACGGTACGAACCGTAGGGTGATTCATGTGAATAAACTGATAGGTTTTTCCGTCGAGGTTCATCATGCGATAATAACCACGGTTTTGCAGGAAGGTAAAGCACCGGCCATACTTGAATTCGTAGGTGGTGGGCTTTGGATTTCCGTTTCGATCCATACCTTTTACTTCCTGCCAGTACATTTCATCACTTTCGAGCGGTTGTGCACTGATCATCTCGCCATCTTCGTCGAATTTCCAGATATGGCGGCCGATGCGGAACTTTGGAAGCGATCGAAGCACGTCGTAATGCGCCTTGGCAAAAGCAGTAGGGTTATTCAGGCTCCAGATCTCGCGGATTTTAGTATCGTTTACAGCCGTAATTTTGAATAACTGCAGGTATTTTCCGGTAAGGTTTTTTTCGTTTATCAACCAGTTCAGATCCTGGAGCAGGGTTTCTTCCGATCCTTTGAGGGTATTGGCCAAAAGGTCATCAATACCTTTATCTCCGCCTGCATTTGCCTGTACATGGCCGACGTAAGTTTCAATGAAAATTTCGCGGTTTTCCAGGCTCCGCATATACTCTTTAAAATTGCGCGCTGCATAATAAAAATTGCTTGGGCGTTGGTCTACAGAATCGTTTATCTTGATGGAATGCGAAAGATCGTTCCAGTCGGCATCGAAGAGCAATGTTACTTTTTTTACCTCTGCTTTTTGAATTATGGTAATTAAATCTATAGGCAATTGGCCGTCATGAGCAAGGTTTTGAATACCGGAAATACCAATAGACCAAATACCATGTTTACAGGCTTTTTCGGCTTTCTTTTCGCCTTCCTGGATGAATAGGTGATCTAACTTACCACCTGTTTTGATATGCTGACGTAGTTTTTCGGGTATAAAAATGAAGTTGCCCGACCGCCATGGCGATTGGTATTTCATAGGCTTACCCATTTTCGAATCTTTATGCTCGTCGGGGAACTGGTAACGAACTCGGATAAAGTCTTTAAACTTACCAGTAGGTTTCCCTTTTTCGTTCAATACTTCGTACTGGCATGGTTTCCCATCCAAGGTGTAGTATTCAATAATCACATCGTCACCTTCGAGTGGTTTACCGTCCGCATCTTTTACATCGAAATACTTGTTTACAGTACCTGCATAAAAAACCTTTTTATCGGTAGTAGTATGGTTTTCGGTAGTGGTAATTATTTTAGCCTGAACATCGGCGTAGGTAAGGCCGGAAGCGGCTAACATGCGATCGCAATACTTAGACGTTTTTTTATGCTCTTTTTTGGCAACTACTTTCTTTGCTTTTACTGCAGGAACATCGGCAATGATACTAAATTTATGGTTCAGGTATTCCAATGCTTCAGGATATGACATGTTTTGACCCTCCATAAGGAAATGCAAAGCACCGAACCCTTTTATATTATTGCATTTAAAACATCCGAATGCGTTTTTACCTTCTTTTACTTTGAAAGTATATTCACCCTTACATTTTGGACATTCGCCAGATAATTCGCTACCACGTGCCCGGAGGGTAATAAAATCGCCAACAACCTCTACAAGCCTATGATCAGCTGCATGTTTTATTTTATCTTGATCAATATCGTTATAGTACATTTCCAAATAAGTCTAATTGTAACCACCCTTGTATCTCTTTCTCACTCACTTTTAAATGCCTGACTACGGCATGTAATTCTTTTCCGGTTGCTTTTTGTTCACCACGATATATCTGCCACCAGCGGCCTTGCCTGATGCCTGTTTGTATGTAAAATTGTTTTGTTGGAGTGAAATACTCCGGGTAAGTAAATTTTACGGTAATAAGGCGAAGCATTAGATTGTTTTCACGCTGCACATTGAACCGACGGCTTCGGTGCAGGAACAGGTGTAGTTCCTGGTGATTCACTTTTAGATCCGTTGCCATCTCCTCCGTTGATTTTTTCCCGACGTGTTTGTCTAAATAGCTCAAATGTTGCTTCCACTTCTTTTGCATCGAAATTTCTTTTAATGATTGTGTGTTCTTTGTTTATTTGATAACAGCATTCTGATTCGGATATATAAAAACAGGCTATTTTTACAAAAAGATCGTAGTTCCAAACCTCTGCCCATGCTGCAATTGGAAGTGTACATCCAACATCAAGCGTATCTAGTAGGTCGTAAACCTTATTTTTATATTCCCAAAACTCGTTTTCGCCCATTTTGGCGATATATTCATCAATCCAGGTTGGATCGGTGAAGTTTGGTGGTGCGTGGTGTGAAAGGTTCATAATTATATCGCTTGTTTTAATAGTGATTGATAAATGCTCATTCCAACCGCTTCGGCGTTGACTTGAGACTGTTTGCATTCTACAGCATTACCGATAAATTTCTTTTGTTCGGCTTTAGTTCCTTTCAGAATATAATCATCACCGAAACCCATTATTCGCTTTAGTTCGTCGATAAAGAGCATGCGCATAAATATGTCGGTTATGCCATATTCGTTGCAGAGGTTCTTTAGCTTGATCATTGTTTCGGTATCAGTTTCGTTTATCCGGATCTTACTGTATCCATAATTTGTTTGTATCAAATACGGAGGCATTTTATCCATTCTTGCAATAAGTGTGAAGCATGGTTTTTCAATGCTTGCACCTTTATTATTGAATTGTGGGTTCATCAAATAGAAGTACTTTCGATTAGCCGTTATAGTTGGGCATGGTTGATCTAAACTCCTACCTACGTTGCTAAACTGTGTATCCATTAACCATTGTGCGCTTACCAGGTTTAATTTTGGATTTGCAGTTATAGTAGCAGATGGTTGATCAATACTAACCGGCTTACTATTTCCATACTGCTGATCCATAAATTGACAGGATACGATGTTTTGTTTTGGAACTGTAACTAATGATGGATTGGGATCATTTATATCGCTTAATTGTCCGCCTCCTGAATATTGATTTGCAATGAATTTAGCAGTAACCATGGCAAAGCGATCTTTAGTAGTTACCGTTCCAATAGGTTCATACAGAGATGAATTATAACCGTTACCATAATATGCTGTAATCATTCTATAATTATTTGAAATACGTTTTTTTCTGGTTGGAACAAACTTAATAACGCCACTCATAACTCGTTCAAGACTCGCGTCAACCGGTGGCTTTTTTCTTGTAAATATACTTTCACCTTCAATATCTAATTCCAGTACATCTTTCACAGCTCTCCATTTTTTGAGACCATTAGAACCTGTTTTTGAATTAGTCGCTACCGGAAATTGAATGTTTATTTCATCTTTTGCAAAAAGTCCAAAATAACGAATACGTGAAGTATATGCATCGTAATCAGCGGCATTTAATTTGCGATAGTCATATTTAAATCCGTAACTAATCAGGTTATCACGCCATAATTTATAGTATTCACCTTTACGCTCTTTTATAGGTATCCAAACCGGATCTATCGATAGAACCTTTTTTGTTTTCTTTTCTTTTTTATAATTAAGAGGGCAATACATTTCTTCGCCTTTTTTATTGCAAACTACTTTTACTTTCAATGGTCCCCAATCAATAAACTCAGTTACATTTTCAACACTAATTATATCAAAATGTAAAATTTTCTCATACCGTTCGATATGTTCGGGTAATGATCGGCTATCAGCATCCCGAGAAGTTCCACCTTTAGCTTTACTATGGTGAATACATTCTGCACTAAAATGAGCTTCAGTCTTTGCATTTGGATACATAAGCTTAGCTTCTTCCATTATACTTACAAGCTTATGCGGATCCAGCGTAGTGAAATCTTCTATGAAATGAATTGTATCCGGATAATTTGCTGCATGACTGGCTATAGCAACCGGATCATGATTTACACCTACAACTACTTTAGCTATTTTTTCGCCGTTTATCATTGCCCGGTGAAATCCGGTTGTAGTTCCACCACCCCCACAAAAGAAATCAAAAACAATCAGTAATATATTGGGGTTTATCATTTTGAATATTTTATTAGGATACAAACTATTATCATGGCTACTATAGCTATCATTATCGCGTCGAATAACCGATCGTTTAGCAGATCATGTTTTCTAGTCCGATTAGTTTCCTGTTGGTATTGCTTGGGGGTTTTCATTTAAAAACAGATCCATTAGGGTTTCCAAATCGTCGTTGAATATCTCAGAATCGTAGTTGTCTTTGATTACGGCTATATAACCATCTTTATTTTTAGGAGATAAATCGATAGATTGGAAAGCATCAATTATATACGGATGCTGTTTTAACTCCGTGAATAATTCAGGATATTGGTTTGTGGGGAAATTTGTGTACAGAAATAGCGCACTATTGCTAACTACTACCGAAATAGAGAATGTACCGTTCGGGCTTTCAATTTTAAAGTTACTTTTTGACAT